TTGGCTTATACTTGAGCTAGCCATTTCTTCGATTTCAACATCTTCCAAAGAAACCATAGACGGCTCTTCTACTTTTTTAATTAATCTGTTGAGATACCATTGAGCTTTGAGCAAGCCTTCTAGCTGGTCTTTCTTTTCGTAACGCCAAACATATTTGATTACATTACCTTTACAATAACCAGCAAAAGCTTCTGGAGTCATACTGGCCTCCATAGCGTCGATGCACTCTATCTCTCCGTCTTTATAATGATTTGGATTTATTGGGTCGTTCATGTTTGTCCTCCATAATATTGTTATGCATATTTAACCAATCTATATCTACTTCCTCTTTGCGATTATCAAAGTAGTACAAAATAGAGGCGTGCGTATGTCGCCAGGCTCTATCTATTAAGTTGTGAACTTTTCTCCAAAACCTCATTTAATCCTCCAGGTCCAAAGTGACAATATTGTCAGAGTTATAAATAGTTGTTTTACCGTCATCTAAATACTTGTTATAAGCATCTAGAAATACTTGCATCTTATCCCAAGCTTTATCCATTTGCTCGTCGGTAATGACAAACACTTTACTAGCATAAGGCGGAACTTTCTCTTGAGCAACAAAGGCAAACTCTTTAACGCTGTATCCAGCCTTCTCCATACCTCTACGATACCAAGCAGCTTGCATGTCATAGCCCCAGTATTTTACTGAATCAGCAAACTCTTTTGGGTCGCAAGATTTAGTTGTTTTATAGTCAACAACATATATTTCACCAGGTTTATGTAAGCCCTTGAAAGGCGGACATATTAAGTCTGGTCTACATTTACAAAGAATTTTATCTTCATACCAGAAAAAACTAGCCTCTGGCAGTTTACCCTCTGCTTGTAAATACATATCAGCCTCATCAATAATATTGGCCTTCATACCTTTGATATGAGTGTCTTCTATTTCTTTGATAACACAATCGTATCGCTCTAACATGTCAGCTTTGTTTTCTTTATATGCTTTGGTATAGGGTGAACCCATTAGTACAGCTACCTCTTGGTTATATACCTGCTCGCCTTCAACTAACATATAGTGAGCAGCAGTCCCAAAGTTCATAGCATCTGTAGTCTTCTGCTCTTCATTAACAGCATGTAGCTGAGAGTGACCAAACTTACGCAAGGTGCTACTACTAATACCAACTTCAGAGTGATAAATCTCATTAGGTATATCTGCATATACCAGAGCATCTCCCCTTACTTCATACTTGTAATCTTCTAGTTCTTTTATTTCTTTCACTTTCTCTTCTCCTTATTAAAATGGTGGTTCGTCATCTTTTGGCGGAAAGTAATATTCCTTGCGGTCTTCTAACTGCCAACGATGTTTGTAATTTGGTTTAGATGTTTCTTCTGTCCAGTCGTCATCATACTCTATTGGTATGTCTTCATAAACGTGCTGATGTGACAGAGGTACAGGCCAGTATCCTAGTCTGGCCTGCAAATCTTGTAAGTTTTCTGTATAGGTTTTATCTGGATTGTATACGGGGACATGTCCTTCGCAGTTTGCCCTCATTTTTGCAAACAAAGCCTTAGCATCAAAGTTACTTGTAAGAGCCTTCAGCTCGAAGTTGGTTGCGTCGTAGGGTATAAACCTTACGCCAAACGGGTCGCCGTCGGAACTAAATGCGTAGAATCTTATTTTATTACTCATTGTCTACAACTGACTCGTTTGCAAACCTATAAGCACTTTCAAACATACTGGGTTGATGAGCATAGATATACTCTACAAACGCCTGGAGTCTTCTCATAGCTAAGAGGTCGTCATTAAATCTTCTGGTACCTTTTGGTTTAAAGGCTGACTTGGCAATAGCTTGGTTGTTGCGCATCGTCATATCTAACGCAAGGGCCATACTGTTATCTATTAGTTCATTCATTTCTTGTTTATTCATTTACTTCTCCAAAAGTTAAAATTAAATAATATAGTAAATTGTTTGACATGTAAACATATATCATTATACTAAGTGTATATTTATTTTATTTATGGAGAAGAATATGAATATTAGTTTGAGAAAAGAATCCGAAATGGACCATAACGACAGTCTGGCTTTTGACCTGACAGTTAAGATGTTGCGTAATTACGCAAAAGATTGTCTGGTAGATAAAGATATGGAAATGATGGACCCGATGGCTGGGTCTTATCTATTGGTCCATAATCTTGTTGTTGGCCTCTTACTTAAAGCTGACGGTTTTGAGAAAGAACTTATTAATATATGTCACTCTGCGATTGAAGATGCGGAGTTTAGACTCAATAAATCAAGGGAGAGATTAAATGGGTAGATTAAACGATTTGCTAATAGATGCGGATATTGCCGCTGAAGAAGTGTTGCATGAAGGTTGTCAGGACTTTAAAGAGTTCTGCGACGGCATGAAGAAGATGAGGCAGTTGTCTGATAATTGGTTATTAGAACACCCGCCTCACTTAGAACAGGTATGGCAAGAACACACCCAGAATCAAAGGTACGAACATGGTGAGGGTTAAGTCGCGAACAGGCAGTCGTTAGGCTTGTATAAACAATAATAACGCAGTCGCCTCGTTAAAACTTTGGGGTCTAGTTTGCGACAAAAGACCCTGCTATACTAAATGCATGTCACATTTAAAGATTATTGACTTCGCATCTAAGAGACCGAAGCCTACCTATATGGAGGCAAAAAATCGTTTAGAGCATCTATTCGAGGATTTTATCGCAAGAGGTGTCTCGCCAAAAGAAATCGCAAGTTTAATCTTCACATTCGGAGCATGCGAGCTGATAAGTTATTCAGACTCCCCAGAAGAGGGGTCGGAAGTCATCGACGAGGTTTTGTATAATTGCTTCGGTATCAAGAAAAAATCTATCTTTTCAGAGGGTTTTGTCACAGAGGACGATACAGACTGACAAAACTATTGGCTTGAAACCCTTACTGGGCCTGGTTTTGGCGTTTTGTCAGTTTTGTCAGGGTTTGGGTCTAAGTGACAAAAAGGTCGGAACTGTTCGACGCATAGTAGGTAATATGAAAGGGGGAGTGTAATAATATATGACAAAACTATATATATACTCTTATTTATATATATTTATTACCTTCTAGGCCCTATAATTACAGGGTTTTTAGTTTTGTCAGGATTTTCTGACAAAAGTATGACAAAAGTGAAATGAGTATGACAAAAGTACAAACAAGGTTGAAGCAGGAATTGAGGGATAAATTGCCTAAATTTGTAGTAGATTTACTAGAACAAGAGGATATAGTAAGATTTGTAAAGAAATATCCAGGAGCTAGATTATTAAATGCCAAACAACAACAACATAAGAAAGAGCGTTAAGGTAGAGAAGACACTTGAAGAAGGTGTTGAGGATATGCCAATTGAATATGTTAATCACGATGAAAAGCATTTAACTAAGCGTCAAAGGTTATTAGTCTGGAATGCAGTCAACGACCCACAACTCACGTGGGCTGAAGCGGCCAAGAAAGCAGGATATAAAAATCCTATCGTAGTCGGGAGATATATGCATGAAGGCAAGAAATATAATCACGTCAGAGCTGAATACGAACGATTGATGTCGGAGGCTAAAAAGAAGTTTGAGCTTACGCATGATAAGGCTGTACAAGATTTGTATAAGTTAAGAGATGATGCGTGGGGGTCGGGAGCTTATAACGCTGCAATCCAGGCTCAAGGATTGTTATTGAAAGTCGGGGGATTGATTGTTGATAGGAGAGAAGTTCTACACGGTAAGATTGACCAGATGAGTCGGGACGAAGTAGAAAGAAGATTACAACAGTTGCTAGGGACTAAGGCTTTAGATAACAAGTCGGGAACAAATGTAATTGAGAACAAGTCGGACGATTAATCTAAATAGCCTTTAGATTTTAGATAGATAAATCCAGCAATACTGCCTATAACGAAATAGGCAAGTATTGATAGCACTAAGATTTCAAATAAGTTCATTCGGTATTCTCCTTATCAATCAAGCTCATCAATCTTGATATGCCAATAACCATACCAAGATAAACAGAAGTGTCATCTTTGTCTTTATAGATTTCATATCCGTCATTGACTACTTGCTTT